TGTCCGTAGAGTAGCTACTCCCCTTAAAGGGCACGTAGATTTTGTAATCTACGATCAGTATCCAGTTAAAAGCTACGTCGCTGGGATTAACTATTTAGCTAAAAAGTTAAAAGAAGATAAGGTAGACGCGGTAATAGAATTTCATTTTAATTCAGCAGGCCCTAAGTCTACTGGGCATGAGTGGTTATACTGGCACTCAAGTAAGCAAGGCAGCAAATTAGCTTATGCTTTGAGAGATGAGATGTCCGAAGCTTACCCCGATTTGGCCTCACGAGGAGCAAAGCCTAGAGTTTCTAAACAAAGAGGCTCGTATTTTTTACGTAAAGTAAGTCCTCCAGCAGTCATAGCCGAACCATTCTTTGGTAGTAACGCCGACGAGTGGGCAATGATAAATAATAATCGAGGCAAATTAGCAGGAGTTTATGCCCGTGCAATAAAGAAATATGCCGAAGGATGAGTCTCCCCAAAAGTATCCACATAGCGGGAGTTCCCGTAAAAATTGTACAAGAAGACTTAAGTGATGAAGATAATCGTCCTAAAGGTTATTGTGGGTATTATTCACATGAGCGTAAAACCATAGTTGTAGATAAAAACCTAAACCCAAAAACAACACGAGACACTATAAGACACGAAATGCTTCACGCTGCTTTGGCTTTTTCTGGCTTAGATCATCTAGAAAATTTTGAAGAAGAAGCGTTAGTCAGATGCATTGAAGAAATTTTTTTCCCTTCATGGGAGAGATTCTCTAAACGATTTAAAGGATAATTTATTATGGAAAAAGAAATGACCAAAGCTTTTGTGGCTCCGATGGCTCCTGCTTTTAGTGTAGACGAGTTGTTAGATGAACTGAAAGCTGAAGAGGATGTTATGCTAGAGCCCTATAAGGACACTAAAGGGCTTTGGACTGTAGGGATAGGGCATAAAATTGGAGATGGGTCTGCCAGAGATTATGAAAAATCGCCCTTCTTTAATAAGAAGATTACTGAATCTCAAGCAATGGACCTCGCTAAAAAAGATGTTGGTGATAAATTAGCATCTGTTCGTAGAGTTTTTGGTAGGCAATTTTTTTCTTTTGACCCTGAGCTTCAGCTACAGGTTGTATCTTCATTTTACAGAGGCGGCTTGTCAGGATCGCCTAAAACAATACAGCACATCAAAGATGAAGAGTTTGGTAAAGCTTCGGCTGAGTTTTTAGACAATGACGAATATCGTGATGCTGTAAAAGCTAAGACAGGAGTAGCTCCTCGAATGAGGAAATTATCGGCTGCTCTTAAAAAACAAGAGAGTATCCAAGCTAATATCCAAGGGCCTCCTAAAGCCGCTAAAACTTTTCAAGAGGCGGTAGAAAGGAGACTAGCAAAGTAATGGCTAAGAAAAAAACTAAGTCCCGTGTAAACGAAGCCGGTAATTACACTAAGCCTGCGATGCGGAAGCGTATGTTTGAAGCTATTAAACGAGGCTCAAAAGGCGGGAAACCCGGACAATGGTCAGCTCGTAAAGCGCAACTTCTGGCTGTAAGATATAAGAAGGCTGGTGGAGGCTACAGAGATTAAGTACACTACATTATGAAATCACCCTATGGATCAAAAAAAGGCCCAGCTAAAAGGGCTGAAAAGCTTCTTAAGAAAAAAAATCTAACTAAGAGACAGGAGGACACTATGAAGAGACATAGTGTTCACCATACTAAAAAACACATGGACACTATGCGGAGCATGATGCTGAAAGGTAAGACCTTTGGGCAAGCCCACAAAGCAGCCATGAAAAAAGTAGGTAAGTAATGGCTAGAAGAGCCCCTCAGAAATCTTTGCAGCGATGGACTCGTCAAAAATGGCGGACCAAGAGCGGCAAAAAGTCGAGTAAGACAGGCGAACGGTATCTGCCTGAGGCAGCAATCAAAGCCCTTACTGACGAAGAATATGCAGCTACAACTGCTGCTAAACGCAGGGGCACGAGAAAAGGAAAGCAGTTTGTAAAGCAGCCCAAAAGGATTGCTAAGAAAACGCGGCGATACAGGCGAGCATGACCCGCTAATAAATGGGTAGGTTCCAACAACTAAAAAATCGCTTTGTTTTATACAGGCCCAGCCCCGACGATGTAGCCACCGCTTTTAGTCGGTCTAAACATATGGGAGTTACTTTTGGGTCTTACACCAAAGGGTCTGGAAGAATGACTGGTTTTCTGGGCGAGATAGCTTTCAGCGCTTTTGCGGACCCTTGTGATTATGTGGGTGATTCTAGTTACACACATGACTTTGAAGTAGATGGCATAAAAGTAGATGTTAAATCTAAGATCTGCTCCACCCCACCTAAGCTAGAATATGTGGCTACAGTAAATCAGGCGTCAAGAAAAGAACTAAAGGCGGACCTGTATTTTTTTACTAGAGTGTCAAAAGACCTTTCAAAAGTTTGGCTTTTGGGCTGGGCAGCAGCCCAAGCTGTTACTAATCCAAAATACTACAAAGAAAAAGGTGAGACAGACTCTATAGGTTTTACCTACTTATGTGATGGATACCACCTTCCGATCAAGAACTTGCGCCGACCGGACTCCTTTGAGTCATTTCGTCGATGTCAAAAGAAGAGTCTAGATTGATCTCCCAAAGTTTGCCGCCGCCTTTGCCACGAGAACGCACAGGTCTAAGATGGGGATTATTTTTACCCGCTTCCTCTAGCGTAGACATACCTCTTCTCACAAACTCAAGGTTATTTGACATGCCTACATTTCTACCGTTATTGAAGTCGTGGACAGCAACTTGAAATTCTGTTAGCGTACCTTTCCAATGAGTCATTGTATCATTGATTTCTCGGCACCGTTTGACAAAGAACTCCACGAGTTCTGCTATGGTGCTACGACTACTATTGTCATAGGCGGCGTCGGCAATAGTGGTGTCGATGAAAGACCTGACTCCAAATCTACCAACATCCTGTACGCCCTTGGGGATCACCCAATCTACCAAGAATTTAGCAAAGAAAGGAAGTTCATCTTCGATGGTCTTCTCCAAAACGGTATTAGATGGAAAGTCACTGGTGGCTTCATCGCTGATCCTTAGGGCCATCAGCTTATCGCGGTTACTACTATCCAAAGAAGGTATTACTGACAAGCTGTTGATGTCCATGTTAAGGGACATAACCACTCTCCCTGTCCACGGTATGCTCATTGCGTCCGCGTACTTTGCCTGATACTCGACCCTTGGGTTAGCTACGGCCCTTTTAATAAGTTCGGTAGCTTTTCTCTGATCGGTAAAAGAGGCAGCAGAAGTAGTGTCATCAATCACCCATGCGGCTACTCTCCCCAAGTCTTTGTTAAATCGTGTCTGACCTGACAAGTAGTCTGAGGCATCTGCATATCCTCCTACCAATCCACTGATCACTCTGTTTGATAGAAGAGACTTTCCTTTGTTGGTTGGCCCGACCAATAAAAGGGCCTGACCCTGCACAAATTCTTTGTCGATAACCGATTGGTAGAATCTTTTGAGCCAAGAGTAAAAATAATCAAGCGCTGGTTGATCGCCGTCAACGAACAGTTGGTCTAGCCAGTAATGAAGAAAGGGCCAGTTTGATGGATCACCATCGTTAGCGGGGTCTACTGGCCTTATATTGGAGCAGTTCAATATTCTGTGGCCGTTGTAGGCAACCACTCTATCCGCAGAGAACACGACTGGCGCAATCTCATCGATCCGATTCTGATTGCTAACTGTCAAAAGAGCGCCTTCAACTTCTGATAAAGGCTGGTTCTTTCTAGGCTTAGGGGAGAACCCAGCTTGTTTCAGCTCTAGTATGAGCTGATCTTTAGGGATAGAAACGGCGCTGCTATACAACAACTTAAAAAAGCTTCTGCCATTGAACCAGTATTCATCGAGTAAGTTGGCTAACTTCCTTTCTTCGTAGTCTTTTACAAACTG